TTTTTTACCAGCAGGGGTATATCACGAAGAAACGTATTTGGTAGACTTACCAAAAACTAATGATGTTATTTTTGTTGGATCAAAGAGTTATCATCAAGAATGGAAGTGGCGACCACAACTAATTGATTGGTTATCACAAACTTATGGCGATAAATTTAAACACTATGGAAATGACGGTTTAGGAGTAGTCAGGGGTGATGAATTAAATAGGTTATATGCCAGTACAAAAATAG